GTACACTAGTTTGGATAAGCAAATAGGTGGGGAGCATTACAAAAGTTTTGCAATACAACCTGCACAGTTTACTAATCAAAACAGACTACCGTTTGCAGAAGGTAATGCTATAAAGTATATATGCAGACACGCATTGAAGGGAGGCAAACAAGATTTAGAAAAAGCTAAACACTATATAGATATGATTATTGAAAGAGATTACGACTAACATGGGAGACAAAAGCAATGGCAAAAATTATAAAGAATGTAGACATTCAAAACATAGACCTAGATTCTGAGCAAACTCTATGGACATATTGTGCGTTAGACTGTGCGGTAACCCATGAGATTTGGCAGAAAATCAAAACAGAATTAGACGATGAAACATTAGGCACATACAACTTCGAGTTGGATAGCCTCAAGCCTGCAATGGCTATGATGCTAAAAGGTTTACGTGTAGATTTAGAAGCAGTAAAAAATATGCGTGCCCCCTTGAAGACCGCGCGTTTGAAATTAGAACGCATGCTTAATTTGTTTTCCAATGCGGCAACAGGTAAAGACCTAAACCACGCATCTCCCAAACAATTACAAAATTTATTCTACTTACACTTAGGCATACCTAAAGTTATGTCTTATAAAAAAGGTAAGCAGAAAGTATCAACAGATCGTGAGGCGCTAGAATACCTACGCGAAAATTACCCACGAGCAAAACCTTTCTGCAATGCTATTCTTGCATTGCGTGATATCGACAAGCAACTTGCTGTGCTAGACACAGACAGGGATAACGATAATAGAATACGTTGTTCTTATAATGTGGCAGGTACAGAGACAGGTCGTTGGTCATCTTCAGAAGCGCCTTGGCGCACAGGAACTAATCTTCAAAACATAACAAAAGATTTGCGCGAAATATTTATACCCGATGAAGGTATGACTATGTTTTACGCAGACTTAGAACAAGCTGAATCACGTGTGGTTGCTTATCTAACAGGCGATGAAAACTATATTAATGCTTGTGAGAGTGGTGACTTGCATACCACTGTGGTTAAAATGGTTTGGAAGAACATGGGTTGGAGCGGTGATCCTGTTCAAGAAAGACAGCTAGCCGAGAATCCTTATTACTTACAGTTTAGTTTTAGAGATATGTGTAAACGTGCAGGACATGGTACTAACTACGGTTTGTCTGCTACATCATTGGCTAGACATCTAAAGATTAAAGTAGCACATGCTACAAGATTCCAACTACTATATTATGGTGGTGTGGTTGCATTAGAATCAGTTAACAGGTGGCATCAGAAAGATCCTAGAGCTGGTTTCGATGAGCTTCTAGCATATGGTAAAGTATATGGTGATAAGGTTAAATACCTGGAGGTTCCTGGCGCATTCCCTGGAATACGCAAGTGGCACGACACTATAGCAAATGAGTTGTTAAATACTGGAACTCTAACTACACCGCTGGGTAGAAGGAGACAGTTCTGGGGCAGATTAAACGATGCTACTACCTTGCGTGGTGCTATTGCTTATGTGCCTCAGTCCACTATTGGTGACCTATTAAACCTAGGTTTATATAGAGTATGGGATGAATTAAAAGATGATAATGTACAGGTCCTAGGGCAGGTACACGATGCTATATTAGGACAAGTTCCTACTGAAAAGGTAGATGAACTAATGCCTAAGATTATAAACTGCATGACTAATCCAATGGTTGTGCATGACAGACAATTAGTTATTCCTTCTTCTGTTGAAGTTGGAAACTCATGGAAAAATTTAAAGACATGGAAAGGGGGGCACAGTGACGCGAATATATAAAGACTATATAGAGGCATGTGTAGAGGCTACTAATAAAAGTCCTATACCAAAACTATTCAGACGATGGGCAGCTTTGTCCTCTGTATCTGGTGCGTTAGGTAGAAGAGTGTGGATGCCAATGGCAAACTACGATATACGTTCTAATATATTCGTTGTGCTAGTGGCAGGACCAGGAAGAAACAAATCAGTTAGTTTGATCCTACCATTTAGTAAAGTATTTCGTAAGCTAACTACACCTGTAGGTACAACACCAGACCACGATCATTTTAATTCTGGATTAATAGAGTATGGCTTAAAAGAGTTTCCTTTATATCTTATTCAAGATAGAATAACTCCAGAAAAATTAGCAGTAGATATGTCGAAGGCTTCAAGGTTTGACATGCGTTTGTCTACAATAGGTGATGAGTTTTATGATGGGTCACTTACGTTAGTAACATCTGAACTTGGTACTTTCTTATCAAGGCACGAAAGATATTTACAAATGTTCTTGACCGATATGTGGGATAGTAAAGAAGAATACTCACATAAAACCAAGACTGCTGGTGAGCACATTATTAAAGGTCCTTGTTTAAATTGGATCGCATGTGCTACACCAGAGCAGTTCGTAGATAATTTACCAGAGGATGCTAGATCGCAAGGCTTGTTATCTAGAATCATTCCTGTATTTTATGATGGGGAAAAGATACCACAGTCTTTATTACAAGACAGGGTAGAAGATTCCACTATACATAATTTAAGAAATGATTTATCAGAGATCGCAAAGATGTATGGACCAATGCGGTTTGATGATAGAGCATTTGATAAAATAAATCAAGACATAGAATCTGGATTGAAACCAATACCAACTGACGCAAACCTAGCTGAGTATACACAACGTAGAGTATCTCATTTCATTAAGGTTGCTCTAGCTGTATCTGCAAGTAGTTCTAAAGATAAAGTTATTACTTGGGATCAATGGCAAAGGACTAAAGATTTAATGTTTGAAGTAGAAGAAAGCATGCCGAAAGCATTAGCAGGTTTTGGTATGGCTAGAGCGGGTAAACTAGCACAGGATATGGCTGTCTGGACTAAAGAAACCATGTCAAATACAGAGAGGAACTTCGTTAGTCTTCGACATTTCAAGCGCGAATTACTTCGAAGAACTCTCGCACCAGGTGAATCTGAGCAGACAGTTAAAGCAATGGAGGAGGCTGGGTACATTCAAGTCAAAGATGGTCTTGTGTTCCCAATCAAGTTATGATAGAATCAAAAACTCGCGCTTCTTACAGGTCAATATGAAAGGATACAAATGAAAATAGATATAGAATACTCACGTGATGAATACTTAACCGAGTCGGGAAAGACAATACTTAAAGATAGATACTTACTACCAACTGAGGCTAGCCCTCAAGATGCTTTTGCAAGAGCCGCGAAGACATTTGCAGATGATCAAGCACATGCGCAAAGATTATATGATTATGCTAGTAAGTTATGGTTTATGTTTTCTACTCCTGTATTATCTAATGGTGGTACTACACGTGGTTTACCTATATCTTGTTTCTTAAATTACGTAGATGATTCTCGTGAAGGATTAGCTGATCACTATACAGAAAATATATGGTTGTCTAGTATGGGTGGTGGTATCGGAGGATACTGGGGTGATGTAAGATCACAAGGCATGGCTACTAGCATTGGAAATAAAACTACAGGAGTTATTCCTTTCATGCACGTAGTTGATTCACAGATGACTGCCTTTCATCAAGGTGCGACAAGAAGAGGAAGCTATGCTTCTTACATGGATGTATCTCACCCAGAGATAGTAGAGTTTATAGAGATGAGAAAACCTACAGGCGGAGATATACATAGAAAAAATTTAAACTTACATCATGGTATAAATGTTTCTGATAAATTTATGCAAGCTGTTGTTGATGGCACACCTTGGGATTTGATTGATCCTCATACCAAACAAACTATCAATACAATAGATGCTAGAACTTTATGGATTAAAATATTAGAAACGCGAATTGCTACAGGCGAACCTTATATTAGTTTCATTGACACAGTTAATGAATCTTTACCAGAGTCGCAGAAGAAACTAGGATTAAAATTTAATCATTCTAATTTATGTTCAGAGATTACATTACCTACTGCAAAAGATAGAACAGCAGTGTGTTGTTTATCTTCTGCAAACTTAGAATACTTTGATGAGTGGAAAGACAATCCACAATTCATAGAAGATTTAGTGCGTATGTTAGACAATGTGTTAGACCATTTTATTGAGAAAGCTCCAGACTATATGTGGCGAGCTGTCAATTCTGCACGTTGTGAAAGAGCAATTGGTTTAGGTACAATGGGATTACATAGCTACTTTCAAAAGAGAGCTATATCTATGGATAGTCCTATGTCTAAATCTATAAATGAATATATCTTTAAACATATACACAACGAGGCTCAAGCTGCTAATCAAAAGCTCGGGGCAGAGAGGGGTTCACCCGCAGATATGGAAGGCACAGGACTACGACATTCTCATGTCATCGCCATTGCTCCTAATGCATCTTCATCAGTTATCTGTGGGGGAACTTCTCCATCTATAGAACCATTGAGAGCAAATGCTTTCTCTCAAAAGACTTTGAGTGGTACATTCTTAATGAAGAATAAGTTCTTAGAAAGAACACTCATAAGATATGATAGGAATAATAAAGAAGTATGGAAGTCTATCGTCACCAATGGTGGTAGTGTACAGCATTTATCTTTCTTATCTGATGCTGATAAAGAAGTATTTAAAACAGCTATTGAGATGAATCAAAAATGGTTAGTAGATTTAGCAGCAGATAGACAGAAGTATATTTGTCAATCACAAAGTTTAAATTTATTTTTACCACCAGATGTAGATACTAAAACATTACATGGTTTACATTTGAGAGCATGGAAAAGTAAAGTTAAAACTCTATACTACATGAGAAGCCAAGCCTTAAAAAAGGTAGAGAACTTATCTAGTAAGATAGAGAGAACAATAAGACAAGACTTTAACACAGACGAAACTGCTTGCGCAGCTTGCGAGGCATAAGAAAGGGGAGACATGTCAGTATTTAAAGGAAGAGAATATTATAAACCATTTGAATATCCGTGGGCATTTGAAGCCTACGATCAACAACAGAAGATGCACTGGTTACCCAGTGAAGTTCCATTACACGAAGATGTAAATGATTGGAACATGAAAATGAATGACGCAGAAAAGAATCTAGTGAAACAGATTCTAACATTCTTTACGCAAGGTGATGTAGATATTGCACAAGCCTATATGGATGTGTATATACCCATGTTCAAAAAACCAGAAGTGCGCATGATGTTATCCGCTATTGCTACATCGGAGGCTAACCATGCTCACAGTTATTCTTTATTAAACGATACCATAGGTATGGATGATAGAGAATATAAAGCATTCCAAGAGTATGCTGAGATGGCAGACAAACATAACTATCTTTGGGAAAGCAAAGGGGGCACGGAAGAACAGAAGATCATAAGAGATATGGCTGTGTTCTCTGCATTTGGTGAAGGCTTACAGTTGTTTGGTTCATTCATTATGTTATTAAACTTTCAAAGGTTTGGTAAGATGAAAGGCATGGGGCAGATAGTTGCATGGTCAATACGTGATGAGAATCACCACGTTGAAAACATGATTAAACTTTTACACACTGTACTAGATGAGAAGCCACATATCTGGAATGATAAATTTAAGAAGTCACTCTACGATATATGTAGGGATATGGTAACTCTTGAAGAAAAGTTTATTGACCTGGCATTCGAACAAGGACCAGTTCAAGGACTAACACCACAAGAAGTTAAGAACTATATACACTACATGGCAGACAGAAGATTACTTCAGCTAGGTTTAAAACCTAACTATGGAGTTAAAGAGAATCCACTTGAGTGGGTGGACTATATTGTCAATGGACAGGCACACGAAAACTTCTTTGAAACAAGAGCGACTGAGTATGCAAAGGGAGCAGTTCAAGGAGATTGGAGTGAGGCATTTACCTCTTGACAAATCTTATATCATTTGATATAATAACACTAACAACGGAGACAGGGGGGCACAAAGAACCTTACTTCTTCTAGATGCAATATTTAGAAACAGTTTGGGGAACCACTTCCACAACCGTACAAAGGGCTGATCTTAGGGTTAGCCCTTTTCTTTTGGAGACACATGAAAAATAAACATCACTACCCACATTCAACAAAATATGATAGGTTTGCAAAAAAGCTATATCTGTTGTACAGTAATAAATCCTTGACTTCTAGATATAAGTTTGATAGACTCCCAATCAAAGACAAGGACTATTGGAGAGCCTTGGCTGAGATATCAACAAAGGAGAAACTATGGCATACCCAAGAACTTTCTCCGTAACAAACTTATTTGTTAATAAGTGGTTAAACTTTTTTAATAAAGAAGAAACAAACGGAGACTCATTAGAGGACTACTGCAGAGCAGAATATAAAGACGACTGGCAGTGGGCGCTAAATTTTTACAGCAAAAATAATTCATTTCCAAGTGTTCATAAGATCATAACGAAATAATTATTTGAAGAAT